AATCAGTTTGATTTTCTGCAATAATGTTATTCTTTATAGTAACTTCTAAAGTTTCTCCTGTATTAGCCCAAAGAGCTATTGCAGAGTTTTGCTGAGGATTAGCAGTGGTGTTTCCTTCACAATTGTATACAACATTATTATAAATTTCAATTCCTGTATAGTTCCCGCCAGCTTTAATCCCGCCAAACCAACCATTGTCCGCAGTGGCTTTTATACCACACTGGTAAATAACATTGTAGTATGCTTTATCATTTGAATCACTAAAACTTATCCCGATATGGTCTATGTTATAAATCAAATTATACTTAACACAATGCCCGCCTGTGCCTCCACAACAAACAACGCCAAAGCCAGATGAACTATCACCAACAGTTGGATGACCGCAATTATGTATAATACAATGCTCAACCATATTATCACTGCCCGCCATAGCCACTCCCTCTCTGTCATGAGTGGCAATCAGATTTCCTTGTCCGATATGATGTATATGACAGTTAGAAACCTTCAAATTCGACCCTCGCAGCCAAACACCTTTGCCAGTGCACTGTGTCACCTCCGTATTTTGAACAGTCGAATCAGATATATCTGGTCCAAAACAAATTCCAGCCACATAAGCTATTTTGACAAGACAATTGTCAATCGTGATGTTATTTCCAGTGCCTACAGCATCAATACAATTCCTAAAAGCTTGCGGATGATTATTTCCTCTTACATCAAGATTCCTGAATGTAATATAGCTTCTGTTATATATTAAAATAGCTCGTTCTCTTTCACCTCTTTCTGTAATATGGTCTGAAGGCGTTCCTGAACTAGGTTTATAATATAAGGTATTAGTATCTGAGTCATAGTCCCACTCTCCAGTAGAAAGGCTGCCCGCTGTGCCTTCTGGGATAAACTCTCCATCCTCTGCAAATATTACACAAGCAGTGGCAATTGAACAGGTATATTCACCGTTTTCGTCTGGCCCAGACCAATCATCACTATCTACTACTTCTAAGGCAGTGATAATCGGACTATCACCATTTCCATAAGCTCCAAAAGTAATTGGATTTCCATCTGAACCAGAAGAAGGAACGTTTAAAGTTTCCCGCCAAGTTTCACCTCTTTTAAAATAAATATTATCCCCAGCACTGAAACTGGTAGAATTCACCTTAGATACAGTCCTCCAAGGTTGGGTTTGCGTTCCAGGATTACTGTCATCACCTAAAGTCGCATCCACGTAGTAACTAGCCATTTCTTTTCTTTCTTAACCATTCATTTATTTCTTCTTGGGCTATTAACCCCTTGCTCTTCAAAAGGGCAACCAAAGCAGTTATCTCTGTTAGCAAATCCTGTAATTGTGCCATTCTGGTATTCAGTTCTTGCTCCACGACCTTTAATGTTTCAATCTTAACTTTTCCAATTTCTTCTTCAAGTAAAACAATCCGTTCTAAAAGTTGCTTCCTGGTTGGTTTCTTAAACTTAACAAGTTTAGCCACTTACTAAAACTCCAAGTAACTATCGTAAGACCCTCTGCCACAACAAAGTTTCATCTTGCCAGTTACACCACTATCGACCCTTCCATACAGCTGCACCCTCAAAGCGAGCATCCGTCCACTGGGTATGTCGAAGTTCCAGTCGAGCCAAGCTTGTCCACTGCATAGCTGATAATCCACCTTATTTGTATAGAAATTAGGTGTAGCATCCGCGGTAGACCCAGAAGTAAAGCTCCCAGCACTATCCACATAGCCCAGACCAAATGTCATCTTTGTCAGATAAATACTCCCTGTCCCATTCGTCACAGCAATGCCAGCCTGAACAACTGCCCTAACAAGACCACCCCTGGGTGGCAAGACGTAATAGTGTCGAAGGTCTGCAAAGACAAAGATTTTGTTTACCTGCTCGGTCTCACTGGTATCCGTTATCCCTGTCTTTTCCTCACAATCCAGACTATCGTCACCATCAAGGTCCGAAGGATTTCGGCCAACGGCAAGAATATACGCAAAGTCATCCCCCCAAGGATACTTGTCATTGACCTTCTGCAGAGCCAACATCAGTGGCCCTCCGACCGTGACCAGAGCTCTACCTTTGCACCGCAGCCGAGCCGTTTCACAGCTATCAGCGTCTTCGGCTAGCAAGCTGGCATTATGATTGCCATCTACTAAAGCGTTTTCCATCTTGTCCCCCAAGAAATATCAAAAATTGACTTTATCACTGTATTGTTACCTCCTCAGAGCTTTGCACTTCCGTGCTTGCCTCTTTTTCCGCCTCCGTCATCGGCAGGCTTTCCAGCAGGAAATTCACGTCTTCTACTGTCAACCACAACGCAAACCAACCGCCAAACGTCAGAAAGACTACGTCCTTCATCTCAGCTTTCGCCGACACGAGTGCGTTGTAGAACACGAGCTTCTCGTTTCGCCCCTTTATATAGAACGTAAAGTGACCCTTCCCACAAGTGAGGGCGTAGTTGTCGTTCTCTGCCTGCCTAATTCGCCAATTTTCGTTCTCTGCCACTATCCTGCTCATCTACGTCACCATCCAAGCATGTTCTCCGCCTACTGTGTAATACTTTCTGGAAGACCTGTAGGTCTTCTTTGTAGGCCACACTTTGTGAGCTACACTGTTAATATACTCGCTCAACACGAGAGCGTCAGCCCTATTCGGACTTCCGACGCCACGAGCTCGCATCTTCTTCTTGCTCTCAACAACAATGCCACCTTGGGCATTGAAGTCATACTTCGGTGAAGCCAACTCGTCGCACAGCGTCTCCGACTCCTCCGTCGGAGGAAACGAATACAGGCCTCGCATGCACTTCTCCCGCACCGTCCACCACAGCTCGTCCCGTAATCTGTGATAGCGACTGACGTCGCTAGATTTCCAGCACACATTCACTCCGTAACAGTTAACCATTCCATGTTTTTCAAGCCAGTCTACGACACCCGCTCCAACACCGATTTCGTCAAGAATGACGCCACTGGCGTTACGCTCTGTATACATTTGCAGGATGTTTCCTGCCAGTGATATCGTATTCATGTCCTTGAAGACATCCCACTCATAGACCTTGAGGCCTCTGCGAGGCATCACTACAGAGACGTCGTCGCCATATCTGGCGATATCCACGCTCAAATAGAGCGGTTCGTCATCGGCGACTTCGATTTCATTGCCAATGCACTGACGACTCCATTCCAGCGGAATGAGAGCCCGCTCGTCTGTGAGCGGAGGGTCACCTTTTATACGCACAGCGTAAACGCTGCTATCTTCACCATATTTGTCCCTGAAGTATTCTACGGTTTCCTTCGTCACCAAAGGTGATTTCTCACTGTTCCAGTGCAAATGCACCCACTTCCGCCGAATGGCAGCATGGAAATGCGTGTCGTAGAAATACCCAGAAGACTTTGTCATATTTCCAATTAACAAGACTTTGTTGTCGGGCCTCGTCAAGGCCCCTTCCAGTGGCACAAACACAGGGTCATGCACACCACTGGCCTCATCTACGATGATGAGGAGATGGTCGCCATGCAGGCCAGCAAGCGTTTCCGCCTGCTCTTCCTTTGTGGCTTTCACCCTCGGGCTTATCAGCCGTATCCACCAGTCTTCGGGTGCAGCCTTATAGAAAAATTTTCCTTTCTGCATTACAAACTCGTCCTGCAGGCGTGACCGCCTGAACCACTTGGCCAACTCGGCCCAGAATATGTCATACAACTGTCGGCCTGTCGGGCCTGTAACGGCCACTTTGGCATATGCCCTTGTGCTCATGAACCACAAAGCTATCCACACAGCTACAGCTGATTTGCCACAACCGTGGCCGCTTCGAATGCTAACCCGCTTCCTGAAGGCTATTGCCTGAAGAGCATCTCTTTGCTGAAATGTCGGCCCCTGGCCTTTTGGCCATTTGAAGCATTCTTGCACAAACCTCAACGGATTGTCCTGCCAGGAACGCAAGCGTTCTAGCACAATCGGGTTAAGGCCACGCATTCCGCACCTCCAAGATAGCGGAGCTATCGCCTAGAAGGCGATGAAGCTCTCGGAGAGCTTTTCGGCTCTGGAGCACGGCTTCGCCCTCCCTCGTTGTTCCAACGAGGATACAACCCTTGGTGTCTTTGATTGTGTTTCCTGGATGAATCAGCACGTCCGTGTGTCCTGGCACGTCTGCGACCTCGAAGAGCTTACGTTTGAAGCGTGGCGACCACCGCAAGCGAAGCTTGTATTGCCCAGGTGGCACAATTGCCTTCGGCGGTTCAAGCGTGACGAGCATAGCTCGTCCATTCACGGAGAGCACTCCGTGTGTGCCAGCCTTGCTAGTTGATAGTCTTGTCAACGTGACTTTCGTCTCTGGCATGACTTCCATCTCCATTGCCAGGAGTAACATCAATAATATCAGCATCACTAGCTTCGCTGTCAAGCTTGCTCTTCTCAAGCTCGACCAGGTAACCAACAAGGCCTTTGATGTCCGACGGCAGTCCTTCAATAGATTGCTCCTTGTCTTTCAGAACTTTATACGCAAGGACGAGGTCCCGAAGTGGGGCCTCTTCGATTTTCTCTGGCGTTATCGCTTCTAGCACTCTGCACTGCAGCTCAGTGAGCTGCAAGCTCTGCAATGCACGGTATTTCAGCAAAAGGCCTTGCTTCTCCCGAAGGTCAGCTATCCGCTTTGCCAGCGTTGGCGTGCTAACACCGAGCTCTTCGGCAATCTCTTTCTGTGGAAGGCCTCGCTCTACGAGGTCTAGAATAGCCTCTTCGTCAAGTTTTTTCTTAGGCCGTCCCATGATAACATTATACCATGACGTTGACACAAGTCAATGTGTGAATGGACAAATGTTCATTCGGGCTATCCGCCAGCATAGCTGGACGTGCACCTGCGGTGCTGCGTTTGCGGCCTGCGTTTGCAGCCAGCTGAGCGGTTTGAAATTTTGGTCAGGGAGAATTTTGGACTATGTCTATCATCAGGCGGGATGCCCTTGGGGGCTTAGGGGGCTTCGTCTGGGCTGACGCCAGCGGACAAAAAGAAAGGGCGCAGGCCGTGAAGGCCTACGCCCATGCAGGTTGTAGCTTGTCAAGCGGATTATTTGATTAGCCCTAATCCCTTTAGCAATGCCATTTGTTTGGCGCTAAATGCGCCAGCATCGGCCAATTCCTGCAACTTTGTAAGCTTAGATGTTGGTTTACGTTCCCATGTTCCATTAGATAACGCATTGTATACATCGTCCGCCGTTTCATACCATTTGACGCCTTTTTTACGATAACCGCTATAACTGTCCCTAATTTTTTGTTTTGCACCATGAAACATTAGCTCCTCTTTCATGTCTTCAGGTAGTGCGTCAATGTTATACCGTCTAACAACCTCGCCGTCGCTAAATACCAATGTTCCACCTTCCCTAGTTATCTTTACCTCTCCTGTCATTGCTAAATCCTCCTAAAATTTATTTTCACGTGCACACGTGATACCACCACCATAACTCCATTTTGACAAAATGTCAAGCGTTTTCACGCACCGTGTGCGTGCGCCAGAATAGTCAAAATTTGACGTTTATAACGCATTATGCGTTTCGCATTACATTCCATGGCGTTTTTCCCTATATTTTTGTAACTTTTCTTGGCTATATCCAGCGGGTCGCCCAGAGGGTTTTGTCCCAGCTTTCTTTTCT